TCAGGCTGGGGTGATGATGAGGGGCAGCGAAAGGGCGCGGTCACCCACCTGGCGGACGGTGAAGGCCCCGGCGGGAGTGGCTGCGGCGAGCGCAGACCACTCGCCAAAGGCCAGTACCAGTTGGGGCGAATCGCAGTCCCAGCGGGCCACTGCCGAACCCTGACCCGGACCGAATTCGACCACATAGGCTTCGCGCTGTTCGTTGAGCGGCAGGTCAACCCCGTCCTCCCAGCGCCAGCCGCCCCGGGCCCGGCGGGTCCACCGCAGCTCAAGTCCCCCGCCGGAGCTGCTGATTGCCCGGCCGTGGACGGGGCTGAGCGGCCGCCAGCCGATCCCGGCCAGCCTGACCGGACTGGTCGCCGGCGTGCCGTCGCCCAGACCGAGTGCGCCGATCAGCGCCTGCTCGGCAGGGCCGGTCAGCGCGGGGTCGAGCAGCGTTAGCGGGCTGTCGAGCAGCACGAAAGGCTCGCTCGCTGCATGCGTGCCTAGGGCATTCTCGGTGCCACCACGCCCACGCAGCAGGCCGGACAGGCGCCATTGCCCGGCGCCCAGCGGGGCGGCTTCGGCGAACTGGATCAATTCGTTGCCGAGCAGTGCCTTGTTGGCCCCCTGGGCCATTTGCCGCATGGTTGCATTGCCAAGCTCTGCCGCCGGATCGAGAAGCGTTAAAGTTACAGCAGAGCTCCGATCGAACAGCAGCGGCGATCCGCTCGGTAAGGCGTCTAGGCTGGTGCCGATCACGGCCTTGCCGCGGCCGCTGGTGCCAAGTGGCTGCCAGGCGCCGTCGCCCTGATCGACCAGCAAGCTCGCCCCGGTCCAGCCTCCACCGGCGGAAACGGCGGCGTAGAGTTGCGGCAGGGGCGTAGCCGGGTTGCCGTCCCACGGCAGCTCGAAAGCCACCAGCGTAGTTGGCGGAGATAGCAAATCAAGATCGCTGCCGACGCGCCCCGGGTCGGTCGCGCCAGATGGATCGGGCGCGGTCGGGGCAAGTCGCTCGAGCGTGAGTTCGACGCCCTCGGCGCGCCATTCCCAGGCGCGGACGCGCCATTGTCCGCTTTCGCCGGGAAGGGTTACCACGGTGCCGGGGCGGATTGCCGGATCGAGCTGGGTAACGCGCCAGGCGAGGGTATGGCGTGCCCAGGCGCGGCGCCGGGTGGCGGCATCGACCAGCCGCCGGGCTGCGGGTGCCGCAATCGTTGCCGGCAGCTCCAGCACGCGCGGCTGGCCGGGTGCGGGCGGGCCGTTGGCGCGCTGGACCCCGGGCTGGTAGTCGCGGTCGGGATCGTAATGGCGCAGGACGCTGAGCGGTGCCTCGCCGCCGAGCGTGCGGTTGCGGGCAAAGCCGGCCTTGCCGCCAAAGTCATCGCTGGCACTAGCCACGGCCGGTTCGGGCAGCACCAGCGGGGCGCCCTGGCTGCGCTCGGGCCGGATCGTCAGCTGGGCATCGCAGGCATCGCAATCGAGTGGATAGACGGGATCGAGCAGGCTCAGCAGATCGGCGGGCGAGCCGTCGATCGTCAATCCATCGAGACCATCCAGCGCTACTTCGGCATCGCAGTCCGGCACCACCGGATCGAGCATCGTCTGTAATGATAGCGGAGCCGAATCAGCAAAGACTTCAAAGCTTAGCGCCGGAATGCGGTTGCCGTATTCGGCCAGCTGCAAGTCCTCGAACACGACATAGGCGAGGCCGCGATGGGCCGGGCAGCCCCCGCCTTCGGCAGCAGCCAGCAGCGGGTCGGCCGACTGATCGCCATGGCCGGTGTGGACCCGCATGGTCCCGCCGATCTTGAGGTCCCCCGCTACGCCGCGCAGCAGTTTACCATCGGCCCAAATCCGGCCAATCCCCTCGATCGGGCGGCTTGAGACCGCGACGGCGAAGGAGGCCGAATAGGTATAGGTAATCGTCGCCGGACGGCCCTTGCCATTGCCCTGGCGGTTCCTCGCTTCAACCAGGTCGCTGGCCCAGATTATCTGCCCGCCAGTCCGCACCCGGCCGTGCTGGCGCGGAACGGTCAGGCCGTAGCTGGAAGTAGAGAGCGTCAGCTCGGACAGACGCGGCCCTTCGCGGGCTGGCGGGGCGAACAGCAAAGCGTCGATCTGGCGTCCGACAAAGGCCCCGATCGAGCCGCCGATCGGTCCACCCAGCACCGTGCCGATTGCGCTGAAGACAAGCGTTGCCATGCGATCAGACCTCTATGCTTGGGATAAGGCGCCACTGACCCAGGACGGGCCCGGGCGGCAGCTCAGTTTGATGGACGACGCGGCGCAGCCCGGCATGGGCATGGATCCAGCCGCCACCTTCGGCCGCGATGGCGAGGTGGATTTGCGCCGGACCGGGCTGGAGCACGCGGACGTCGCCAGGCTCGACAGCGCCGGTCACAGGCTGAAAGCCAAGCGCGGCGGGATCGGGCATCCAGCCGTCGAGCCGGCGCAGGCGCAGCGGATAGCCGGTTGGGAGCAAGACCGGTTTGCCGACCTGTTCCAGCGCAGCGGCCAGCAGGCCAATACAGTCAAGCCCGGTGGCCAGATCGCGGCCATGGAGCCGCCACGGACTGCCGGCGAATCTTGCAGCGGCCTGGGCCAGGGCAGCGCCGCTCACTGTGCCGGGCTGGCGTAGCGCGCCAACTGATCATTGCCGGGCAGGAACGGTTCGCCCTGAAAATTGATGGTATTGCCGAAGCGCGCTTCGCAGGTCGCCAGGGTGCGGTCGCAGCCTTCGCGGGCCAAGGCGGCAGTCCCGGCGGGGATCGCGCGGTCGAGCGGTCGGTCGAGCACGAGGCCATCCGGGCTTGGGGCAATAATCCCAGCGCTTTGTCCGGCATAGGGGCCATCGATCCAGCGCAGTGTGCCGCCCGCGAGCAGGCTAAGCGGCACCGGTGTTTCCAGGACGATCGCATTGGCGGCCAGGTTGTGACTTGTCGTACGCACCGCATGAGTGAAGCGCGCTGGCGATAGCGTGCAACCTGGCCCGCAGAAGGCCGCCCGGCAGGTTGGGCTGGTGCGTGGGACCGGATCGAACTGCAGTTCGGCCTTGCGCGATTGCAGCACGGCGGTGAAGCGCCCCGCTTCCTCGGCGATGCTCCCCACGCTGCCGCGATAGAGCACGTGGCTCTCAAGGCTCCCCCAATCGACCAGCCCGATCAGGACCCGCGCCGAGTCGAACCGGCCCAGCGCGAGGTCCTCGGCGCTCAGTGCATCGTGGCTGAGTGCGCCTTCGACCTCGGCACTATCGGCTTCAAGGTCGGCGCTGCGGCGGATCGCGGAAGGGACCATGCCGGGCGTGGCGCGATGGGTGACGCCCTCGAACCACAGGTCGCGGTCATGCGCGGTAAAGCCCAGCGCCACCCCGTCGCGGCGCAGGATCCGCCAGAACGGCGCGACCGTTTCAAGCGGGCTGTCGAACCAGACCCGGCTCACTGGCTGTCCTCGCGCAGCTCGACGATCGGCACCGAGGGCGCCTCGCCCGCCGCGAAATCGGCCCCGGCGATCTCCAGCCGGTCCTCGGCAAAGCGCACCGGCACGTCAAAGCGGAAGCCCGCGCGCACCACTGCACCGGTAGCCGGCGGCTGGGCAAAGCTGATCACGCCGCCCGCCGCCAGGATCCAGCCGGTCGCGCCTGTACCATTGATGCTGACCGTCACGCTCGCCGCCTCGGGCCGGGTGATCCGCCGGACCTGCTCGGCATCGCCGCTGCCATAGCGCTTGACCAGCGGGAAGCTGGAGCGGAGCCCGTCGCCGGTGCCGAGCAGTTGGTCGGTCGCGGTCGGCACGCCGGTCATCGCGTTGGAGCTGAAGTCAGTCGGGTCACGCAGGCGAAACCCGCGCGCGGCGCCGCGCCGGGCGCGGAAGAAGGACAGCAGCACCCCCAGTTCGGCTTCCGAGCGGATGCCCGGACCGACATCAAAGCGCAGCCTTGCGTCAGACCACAGGCTGTTGCGGCGCTCGTAACCCGAAGCGGTGGTGGCCACGCTGGTCGAGAATTCGGGTACCACCGTCGCATCGCGGCCGAGTGCGAGCGGGTAGGCAATGTCATCGAAGGGCAGCATGGCATCCTCGTCGCTGGAAGGGGGCAGGCGGGTGAAGCCGTCGCGGCAGATCTGCGGCATGGCCCAGACGAAGCGTTCGTGGGTCAGGCGCCCGGCAGCTTCGTCCAGCCCGGCGTCGATCAGCCGCCATTGCTCACTTTGTTCGGCCAGCAGGACAAAGCCGGCTAGATAGTCGGTCTCCTGCGGCGGATAGCCGAGCCGCGCTTGAGCCAGGGCATAGCCCGCGCGGCGGGCAGCATCGGCCCCGGCGGTCAACCAGTCGTAGTCTTCGATCTGCAGCCGGTCGAAGGCCGGGCTGGCCCAGCCGAGCGGCAGGTTGGCCCGCCGCGCCTCGGGCGTGGCGGGATCGAGCACGGTTGGCAGAAACGGCAGCAGCAGGACTTCTGCGGTACCCGGGATGGCAGCGGTCCGCACCGCATCGCGCAAGGCTAACGTCGAGCTGGCGAGCACGGCACCGGCCTGATCGAGCAGCGCCTTCTGGGCCGCGCTCAGGCTGGCGCGCAAGTCGGCGATCACCACAGGATTGCCGCCGAAGGCCGCCATGGCAGCATCGTCGTAGAGGCAGGGGCGGCCATCGGCCATGACCCACCACCACGGTTCACCGACCTGGAACCGGACTGGCAGGCCCGCTGCCTTCATCATCCCGGCAAAGGCAGCGCCCACGCCTTGGAGCCAAGCCATGGCCGGGGCGCTGGCGGGTGAGAGCAAGGCCGAAGGCGGCACCCAGCCGGTCCGGGCCGGATCGCCATTGCTGGCGCGTTGCTGCCAGGTGGCCGGGCAATACTGCGCGAACAGCTCGTAGGACAGCGACAGGATCGGGCTGAACCCGGCGGCTTTGGCCAGGGCCAGCCATTCGGCGTGCCAGGCCCGCGCCGGGGTGCAGAGCCGGTCACCGCTGGTCACCACCTGCGGGTCCGCCCCGCTCATGGCCAGCCGCATGAAATGGCTCATACCCAGATAGTGCAGCAGGCTGCCACGATAGCCGAGCTGGCGCGCCGTGCGGATCAACCGGGCCGGGGCCTGATTGTAGGCATCGTCATAGCCGCTCGCCATGGCGATCCCGTGCGGCGGCACGATCACGTCGCCAATCTCGAGCATGGACCGCGCGCCATCGCAGCGGATCGCGGAAAGCTCGGCCCATCCCTCGACCGGCGTGAGCAGGGCGGCCGTGCTGCCGGGCACATGACCCGGCGGGGTGAGCGAGATGAACATCCGCTCGATCGCAGCGGGATGAACCGGGGCGCCATCGCCCTCCCATCCGGCGTTGAGCGCGGAGAAAGGCAGTGTGACCTGGGCATCTTCGGGCGTGCCGGTGGCATAGGCCCAAAGCCGGACAAACCAGGTCTGCGCGGCCCCGGCCGCATCTTTGCCCTCGATGGTCAGCGTCGGGCCATTGACCGCGTCCAGCGCGATCAGCCCGCCCGACCGCCAGCGGAATGACAGCGTGGTGCGCGAATAATTGTGGTCGGTCGCATAGCTCAGCAGCGGGTGATCCCAGCGATCGGTGCTGTCCCAGATCAGCCCGGCGAGGTCCCCCTGCGTCAGGAAGGCGCAATCAACCCGCAGCGCATCGGCCGCCGGCGTGGTCAGCGCCGCCATCATCGGGCGCGGGAAATCGACGGTCCAGAAGCGCGGATCGAAACGCTGGATCCAGTCGCTGTCCTGCCCTTCGCGTTTGGCGGCGAGCCAGAAGGCCATATGTGTATTCCTGTCGTGGGTTGCTCCTCTCCATTTTCACGCAGTGCAAATGGGGAGGTGGCTCGCCGCAGGCGAGACGGAGGGGTAGGGCGTGGCCGCGTTACCCCTCCGTCAGCGCTTACGCGCTGCCACCTCCCCAGATGTGCTACGCAAATCTGGAGAGGATCAAGATTGTCAGAGCTCGCTCAGCGCGCGGCGCACAGCGCTCGCAACCTGGCGGCTGGAGCGTTGCAGGGCCTGCGGGGCGGAAGTGCCTTGCGGCGCGGCTATGGTGATCGCCACACGCACGTCGCGGCCGCGCGCAGGGATACCCGCTTCGACGCGCCCAGCACTGGTTGGCACGAACAGTTCGGGGCCCCGCTCGCCCACGACATAGCCGCGGCCTGGACTGACCGGGCCGCCGGTGGCGCGGCCGGGCAGGCCGAACAGCGAACCGATCAGCCCGCCAAGGTTCATCAGTCCGCCCTGGCCGCCGCCCGCACCCCCGAACGAGCCGAACAGCGAATCGATCGCCGAGGCGGCGATCTGGTCAAGCACGCCCAGCGCAACGCGGCGCAGGTCTTCGAAGCCCAGGCTGCCCTTGCGGATCGCGCCGAGCAGGCCGCGTTCCAGCACGTCGCCGGCGCGGCCAAACCCGTCAAGCAAGGTGCCCTCGAAGCTGCCGCGCATGGCGGCCATATCGGCGGCAAAGCCCTGGGTGTTGGCGCGGACGTCCACGACCAGGCTGTCAACGGGATCGGTCATGGTCGCGCTCCATCAGCGAATCGAAAGTGGCCCGGTCAAGCGGGCGGGCGGCGGCATCGGGCGGGCCAAGCACGGCGACGACTTCGGCCGGGGTGGCGAGCCAGAACTCGTCCGGCCGCCAGCCGAGCAGGCGGGCCATGTGCCCGGCCAAGAGCTGGGCCGAACGGCCGAACGTGTCGGTCATGCCGGATCTGCGCGGCCTTGCAGGACCTGAGCAAGCAGGCCGCGCAGCGGCTTGGTGGCGCGGGCCAGGCCGGCGGTGACCAGGGCCTCGGCGAAGGCCTCGCGCTCCAGCCCGTCGCGGCTGGTCAGGCAGTGCCAGTAAAGCGCGGCCAATTCATTGAGGCGCAGCTCGCCCGCCGCGGCCCGCTCAACCAGCGGGAACAGCGGGCCGAGGTCTTCCTCGGCGGCGACCAGCGCGGCGAAGCTGGGGCGCAGGACGTGGGCTTGCCCGCCCAGCTCCAGCAGCGCCTCGCCGCGCCATTGGTTCGCTTGCGCGTTGGCGCCCTGGCTCATGCCGGCGTCACCGGGCCGGAGCTTTCAAGTGCGAGCGTGTAATTGCGTTCGCCATTGAAATCGCCGGCATAGTCGAGCCGCTGGACCAGGAACTTGCCCTGCAGCTTTTCGCCGCCTTCGAAGCTCAGTTCGTAATCGTCGATCGCGCCGGACATGGCATTGGCGCGGACCTGGGCCTCGGCGGCCGAGCCGAGAAAGATCCCGGCTGCGCTGACCGAGACCGAACGGACCCCGGCGCCCGAGAGCATTTCCCGCCAGCCGCCGCTTTCCTTTGTCGTGATGACAACCGGATCGCCGGTGATCGAAAGCTGGGTCGTGCGCAGACCCGCAACGGTGCGGTAGACGGCTGGGGTGGCGCCATCGGAAATCTTGAGCAGGAAGGCGCTGCCTTTCTGGGCGGGCATAGGGAATTCCTTTCGGGATCAATCGGATAAGACGCGGAACCGGTATTCGAGCAGAATCGCGCGGGTATTGGCGGCGCGCTGTTCGGCGCGGGCGCGCAGGAACTGGGTGGTGACCACGCGAAAACCGCTCTGGGCGGCAGGGAGCGCGGTGATCCGGCTTTCGATCGCTGACACCAGCGTGGCGGCGGTATCGGGCCGGTCACCGCGGCAATGCAGCTCCAGCGCAACGCGAACCTCACGGCCCGCCAGCTCCTTGGTGCTCCAGTCGGCGCTGGCGCTGGCGGCGATTGCCAGCCAGGGCAGGGCGGTGCGGCTGGGCGCTTCCTCGACCACGGCATTCAGGGTTCCGGCCAGAGCCGGATCGGCGGCCAGCCAGGCGATAAGCGCGGCGCGCAGTGGCACTTCCATCAGCGTGATCCTTTCGTGAACAGCGGCCAGACCAGCCGAGCGTAGCGCCAGCGGCGCGCGGAATCGCGCCGCGCAAAGGCCAGCTCCTCCGCGCGGGCTTCGGCGAGGCGGGTGGCAGTGGCTTCGAGCGCCGCGAACAGGCGGTCGAGCGCCATCAGGCGAGCTTCATCCGCCGCCACGGCCGCCATAGCGCGGCGACGGCGGCCGGCGGCAGAGCGGCGGCCAGACCATCGCTTTCGCGGGCCCGGTACTGGCTGGCGGCGAGGCGCAGCACGCCGTGGCGCAGCGCGTCGGGCAGGGCGCTCCAGCTGGTGGCGAGACCCGCAGTGTAGCGCACGGCCACGCGCCCGGCCGCGCCGGGGCTGATCACCCGCACCCGGCCCGCGCCATCGGCGGTCAGGTCGATCGCATAGGCATCGACCGCCAGGGCAAAGCGCGCGCCTTCGGCCGGAATACCCTGGGCCTGGGTGATCGCCTGGACCGGGCGCGAGGTCAGTACCTGCCAGCCCGACTGGACCGGCAGCACTTCCTCGCAGGTCTGCTCCAGCGGCATCAGGCCGGTGAAGTCTTCGCAGTGCTCGATCGCGGCGCGCAGCAGCGCAGTCAGCTGGGTGTCGTCGGCTGCGGAGGAGATCCCCAGCCAGTCCTTGAGTTCAGTCAGCGCCGCCGGGGCCAGCGCATAGGGCGTGATAATGGCCCGCTTCATGGGCGGTCTCCGTCTGGGAGGGGAAAAGGGTGCACCCGCGCCGGGGAGAGGGGGCGCGGCGCGGGTGCGGGCGGGCGAGCCGGGGAAGGGTCTCGCCCGCCAGTCCGGTTACAGGCTGATTCGCAGCAGCTTGATCGCGTCGCTGTCCAGCACCTGCCCGCCGACACGCTTGGTGGCGTAGAAGTTGACGTAGGGCTTGTTGGTGAAAGGATCGCGCAGGATCGTGGTCGTGCGGCGTTCGGCGATCAGGTAACCGTTCTTGAAGTTGCCGAAGGCGATCGGGAAGGCGTTGGCGGCGATATCCGGCATGTCCTCGGCCTCGACCACTGGATAGCCCAGCAGGCGCGAAGGCTGGCCCTCGAGCACGCCCGGCTGCCACAGGAAGGTGCCATCGGCCGCCTTGAACTTGCGCACCGCGGCCATGGTCTTGGAGTTCATGACGAAGGCCGCGCCCTGGCGGTGGCCGGACTTGAGCGCATGGACCATGTCGATCAGCTTCATTTCCGGGGCGGTATCGAACCCGCTGGCATTGCCGCTGACCACATGTTGCAGCGTGCCGAAGGGACGGGTCGCATCCGCCGTTAGCGCGGTCGGCGCCTGGAGGAAGCCGCGCGGCTGGTTGGTACCGCTGCCGTTGACAAAGGCCAGGCCCTCGGCCCGCGCAAACTCGGTCGCGATCTCGCTGGCCAGCCAGCCTTCGAGGTCAAACGCCGCATCGTCGATCATCGCCTGGCTCGCCGCCGGATTGGCATAGAGCTCGCCCATCGGCGGGACGATTTCGTTGAACTTCGGCGTGGTGGTTTCCGGCCGGGTAGCGGTTTCGCTGACCCAACCCGAGGCCGTGCCGCTGGAGGTGACGAGCTTGCGGTAACCGGCGGTGCCGACCTGGACCACCTGCGCGATCGAACGGATCGGGCTGATCGTCTTGAGCTGGGCCGCGATCATCGCATCGATCTCACGCGGGACGGCAAAGCCGCCATCGGCGGCGACCGTGCCGGTCACGGCCTTCAATTCGGTCTCGCGGCCCTGACGCAGGTAGCCATCGACGAAGCCCTTGAGCTCCGGGCTGGCCATGCCGGCACCCGATAGCGCCGGACGGGCAGCCGCGCGGCTGACCTTTTCGAGCCGGCTCTTCACTTCATCGACATCGCCGCGCAGTTCGCCCAGCGCGGCCTCTGCGGCATCCTGCCGGGCGACGAGATCGAACGAGGCATCCAGCGGATCGGGGGTGACTTCAACATCCATGGGGCACTTACCTTTCACGAAAAAGGCCGCCCCACGGGCGGCCGGCAAAATGGGTCTTGAGGCAGGATCAGCCGAGCAGATGCACCCGCGCACCGTGCTGCATCGGGTGGGTGACCAGGCTGACCTCGAACAGATCGACCGCGGTCAGCTCGCGCCCTTCGGCCGAGCGGGTGAAATCGCGGGCGCGGTAGCCGAAGGACAGGCCCGTCACGCGGCCGGCCTTCAGCGCGGCAGCAGCCCCGCCACCGGGGTTGTCGATCGAGGCGACCACGCGCAGCCCGCGTTCGTCTTCGCCCACTTGCTCGATCCAGCCGATCCGCTGGTCAGGGTGATGCTGCCAGAACAGCGGCAGCGGCTCGGCGCGCTCGCTGAGCGTGCGGGCAAAGGCCCCGCGGCGGATCGTGTCGCGCCCGGCATCGCGCCGGTCGAACAGGGCGGCATAGCCGGCAAAGCGCATCATTTCAGGAGCCCTGTCGCGCCGAGCTTGAAAGCGATCCCGATCAGCACCAGCGCCAGGCAGCCGCGCACCGCCCAGCCGACCGCAGCCTTCCAGGCGCTGGTCTTGGCATCGCGCCAGGCCTGCAGCAGCTCGCGCAGTTCGCTCAGGTCATTGTGGGCATTGGCATCGTCGAGGCCCATCCGGGCCAGCACGCGTTCGGCGCCCAGCTCGCTCGCCTCCTCGATCACCGCGCGCAGGGTGACGAGGTCTGCACCCTCATCCGCCGCCTGGGCGAGCAGGCGGGCCAGCATCTCGTCACGGTTCATGGTTTGTTCTCCAAAATGGCCAGGCCCAGCATGGCGCGCTTTTCATCGGCTGAGAGAAAGTCGGCGGCGCTGACCTGGCTCCACAGCCGCTCGCGGTCTTCGGCCAGCGCCGGCACCCGGTCGAGATCGATCGCCAGCGCGGCCTGGGGGAACCACGTTTCCAGCCCCTCGCCGATCGCGCCCAGGATCTTGCTCGCCAGCGGCAGCAGCGTCAGCCGCCACAGTGCGCGGTTGGCCTCGCGGTAATTAGCATAGGTCGCGTCCCCGGGCAGGCCGAGCAGCATTGGCGGCACGCCAAAGGCCAGGGCAATATCGCGCGCGGCAGCCGCCTTGAGCCCGGCAAAGTCCATGTCGGCGGGGGAAAGGCTGAGCGCCTGCCATTTCAGCCCGCCTTCCAGCAGCAGCGGCCGCCCGGCATTGGCGAGCCCTGAATAGGCGGCGCTGAGTTCGGCCTTGAGCCGCTCGAACTGATCGGCGCTGAGGCCGCCCCCGTCGCCCGGATCATAGACCAGCGCGCCCGATGGCCGCGCCGCGTTTTCCAGCAGCGCGCGGTTCCAGTCGGACGCGGCATTGTGCACGGCCACAGCCTGGTCGGCGGCGGCCAGGCAGCCGGCCCCATAGTGATCGTCGCCGGGGTGAAAGTGGCGGATGTGGATCAGGTTGGGGCTGGCATCCTCGTCCAGCACCGGGATGGTCAGGGTGCGCTCACCCACGCGATAGGCAAAGGCGGTGGGCCAGCCATCCTCGCCTGCAATCACCGAAACCCGTTCGGGCCGCAGCGCAAACAGTTCGGCCGGCCGGCCGGCACCGTCCTTGACGACCTGAACATAGGCATTGCCGTGGAGCAGCAGCTGCGCGGCCAGCGTTTCCAGCAGCGCCTGCCCGGCCGAAGTCGCGCGGACCAGCGCGGCCAGGCGCTCGTCAGTCGGCAGCAAGGGCGCCCCGCCAATCCCCTCGGCCACCAGCCGCACCGCGCGCTGCGCCACCGGATTGTCGAGATAGGCCCGCTTGACCGCGCCATTGTACTCAAACGGCGCGCGCGCCGAGCCCTCGGCGAACAGCCAAGGCGAAGTGAAGGTGCGCGCCAAAGGCACGCGGGCCGACGCGCCGCCCTTGAAGGCAGCGGCCAGGGTTTGGAGGAAGGACATGGAGGTCTCCGGTATGTGAGCGAGCCGCAAGGCAGCACCGCCCCGGAACAAGTCCGGGGTGACAAGAAGGGTGAAGGACTTTCTGTGATTATCTAATGATTGGTCAGCCCGGGCTTGTTCCGGGCCAGTGCTTCTTCTTCGTCAACGCTGCGGCGGAAAACCAAAATCTTCCGCTAGGTCGCGCCATTCGGGATTAGTCGATTCTATGACATTGAATTTCCACTGGCGTGGCCAACGTTTGATGGTCTTTTCGCGGCGTATCGCCGCCTCAATGTCGTCGTGACGCTCGAACCAGACAAGCCGTTTGATCTCGCGATCAGCGGTGTAGCCGCCGAATGTTTCGGTGCGGTGCTGGTGGATTCGGGCAAGCAGTTCGGTAGTGACACCGGTGTAGAGCCGGCCCCGGTAATGGCTGGCGAGAATGTAAACAGTCGGTTCGAAGGGCCGCATCGGCTTAGGTTGCAGGAAGCACTGGCCCGGAACAAGTCCGGGCTGACAATTACGATTTAGCCACTTACCCGAGCCAAACCCTAGGCTGCACCTTCGCCCGCAACGCTAACTCCGTCAGTGCCCAGACCAGCGCATCCGCCCGATCAGGCGACCGTCCCGGGCCGTTGTAGCTGCCGCCGGCAATCAGCCCGCACAGCTGGTCCTCCAGCGCCGGGAACTGCCCGGCGTGTCGAACTCGGCCAGCTTCATAAAGCGCGGCGACCGGTTCGGCGCGGGCGACTTTGCCCTTGCTGGCGTGGACCAGGCGGAGCGGCAGGGTCACTTCGGCGGCGCGCAGGACAGATTCGACCATCGCGCCGCCCTGGTTGGCTTCGGCCACCACCCGGTCGGCGGACCAGGCGGCGGCGGTATTGGCGACGGCGCGGGCCCATTGTTCGGGGCTGGCCTTGGCAACCGAGGCATCGGCCACCACGCGGGCCAGGCCATCTTCGCCCAGCGCGCAAACCACGATGCCGCATTCGTCCCCACCCGCCGAGGCCGGCGGATCGACGGCCACGACTGTGCGGACGGCGGGGCTGGAGGCTGCCGGTTCGCGGGCTGCCTCCAACAGCGCGCGGGTCCACAGCGCACCTTCGCTATCTTCCAGCAGTTCGCCGTTCAGTTCCTGTCGGCCGAGCAACGACTGGCCGAAGCGTTGGCGAACCTCACGCAAGAAGCGTGCAGCCAGGTTGTCGGCATTGTCGGCCGTGCCGCCGTGGACCAGTGCCCCGCGCGCGGCGGCCTCGTCCTTCAGGCGGCGGACCAGCGGCACGGCGCGCGGGGTGGTCGTGGCCAGCACGCGCGGCTGTTCGCCCAGCCTGAGGCCCAGCAGCAGGTTATCCCAAGCACGGACCGCGCGATCATTGGCGTTCTCCCACTTGGCTACTTCGTCGCACCAGGCATGGCTATGTTGCGGGCCGCGCAGCGATTCCGGCTCACCAGCGGAATAGAGCGTGGCGAGCGCGCCGTTGGGCCAGACCAGCCGCCGCAGCGAAGGCTCGAACTGCGGCGTCCGGTCCGGCGGACAGACCGCCAGCAGGCCGCTTTCCCCTTCGACCATTACGGCCCGCGCCTCGCCCAACGAAGCGCCGACCAGGGCGATCCGGGCCTGCGGATTTGCGTCGGCAATGCCGCGCACCCATTCGGCGCCGGCTCGGGTCTTGCCGAATCCGCGCCCCGCCAGGATCAGCCACAGCGTCCAGTCGCCGTCGGCGGGCTGCTGGCAGCGCCGGCCCCACAGTTTCCAATGATAGCGCAGTTCCGCCCGTTCCTCGCGGCTTAGCTTCCGCAAGGCGGCCAGCCGCTCAGGCTCTTCCAGCGTGATCAGCGCGTCATAAAGGCTGGGCTGCGCCATCGCCGGGCTGCTCCTCTTGGGTCTGGTCACCGGCGGCCGCCAGGCGGCGCTGGCGGACGAGTTCGAGCTTGGCGTTGATCGATTGGATGATGGCTTCGGAATCTTCGTGACTGCGGATCGCACGCTGGCGGGCGGCGCTTTCCTTGTGGGCGCCGAGCAGGCGCAGCGCGACGGCATTGTCGAACACGCGCACGCCGCGCTTCGCTCCAGCCGCGGGTTTCACTTCGCCGTGGCGCAGCCGGTGCAGCAATTCCATTTCAAGGTGGTCATAGCCTTCGCACAAGGCCAGCAGCCAGGCACGGTTGAATTCGGGATCGGACCGGCGGCGGTCATAGGCTGTGCTGGTGACAATGCCGGCCTGCTTGGCCGAGGCGGTGACGTTGGAGGTCGCGGCGAGTTCAGCGAGGAACAGCTTTGACCATTTGGTGAATGGCGGGGGCTTGACCGGACGCGCGGCGGTCCGGCGCGACTTGGGCTTGTCGGCCAT